CAATCATGGTATAATTATTTTAACAACGCTCAGTTTTATGACAACAGTATGTTTTATAGAGATACTGCTACGTTAATGTATTTTAATTACAAAACAACTCATTCGTTTGTATATAAAAGAAAAAAATTATCAGACGGTAGTTATAAAACTGTAGAAAAAGACGATCAATTTAATCCACCACAGGAGATGATGGAGGAAGGAAAGTTCGAAAAAATAACTAAAAGAATTGACGTTTGGTATGAGGGTGTTATGGTTATGGGAACTAACATCGTTTTAAAATGGAAGCTTGCTGAAAATATGGTAAGGCCAAAATCTTCAAATCAATTTGCTATGCCTAATTATGTAGCATCAGCACCAAGAATGTATAAAGGAGGATTAGAGTCTTTAGTAAGAAGGATGATACCTTTTGCTGATTTAATTCAAATGACTCATTTAAAAATTCAACAAGTAGTATCAAGAGTTGTACCAGATGGTGTTTTTATAGATGCCGATGGTCTAAACGAAGTTGATTTAGGAACTGGAAACGCATATAATCCTGAAGATGCTTTAAGGTTATATTTCCAAACAGGTAGTGTGGTTGGACGTAGTTATACTCAAGACGGTGAGTTTAATAACGCTAGAGTTCCTATACAACAACTTACTTCAAATAGTGGTGCTAGTAAAATGCAAATGTTAATTGCAAATTATAATCATTATTTAGATATGATTAGAGCAGTTACTGGACTAAACGAAGCAAGAGATGGTTCAACACCAGACCCTAATTCTTTGGTTGGTGTTCAAAAACTAGCAGCATTAAATTCCAATACAGCAACTAGACATATTTTACAAGGCAGTTTATATATAACTCGAACTATCGCAGAATGTTTAGCAATTAGAACAGCTGATATATTAGAGTATGCTGATTTTAGAGATGAGTTTGCGATGCAAATAGGAAAATATAATTTAAAAATATTAGAAGATATTAAAGATTTATATATGTATGACTTTGGTATTTTTATAGAAATGGCCCCGGATGAAGAACAAAAAGCTATGCTTGAACAAAATATTCAAATGGCTTTATCTAAAGAAAATATTAGTTTAGAGGATGCTATTGATATTAGGGAACTTAACAATCTTAAAATGGCTAATCAACTTCTTAAATTAAAACGTAAGAAAAAACAAGAGGCCGAGCAAGCTCAAAGACAACAAGAACAACAAATGCAAGCGCAGATGCAAATGCAAGCGCAACAAGCAAAATCTCAAGGCGAGATGCAAAAAATACAAATGGAGTCTCAAGCTAAAATACAATACAGACAAGCCGATGTGGCTTTTGAAATTGAGAAGCTTAAGAATGAGGCTGAGCTTAAAAAACAACTTATGCAGACTGAGTTTGAATATCAGATGCAATTAAAAGGTTTAGAACAATCTAATTTAAGCCAAAGAGAGCAAGATAGGGAAAAAACAAAAGATAGTAGGGTAAGCTTACAGTCTACTGAGCAATCTAAATTAATAGAGCAAAGAAAAAACAACTTACCTCCTATTAATTTTGAATCTAACGAGGACAGTCTAGATGGTTTTGATCTTGCTGAGTTTGAGCCTAGATAGGCTAAAAAAATGACATAAATATTGTTTAACTTTATATAAAATTTAATTAAATGGAAATAAAAGTAAAAGACCTTGGATTGGTTGAAGAAAAATCCCGTGCTGAAGTTGAAGAACAACTTTTAAAAAAGCATGAAGAAAAGTTTGAAGACACTCCACAACAAGAAGGTGTTGCGGAAAAAGTTAATACAAATGAACCTGTTCAGGAAGAAAACCTTGAACTTGTTGAAAACAAAACTCCATCATCAGAGTTAAATGATGAAAACGTTCTTTCTTATATTAAAGATAGATATAACAAAGATATAAATTCAGTTGATGAACTTTTTGCGGAAAAAGAGGCAAATGAACCATTACCTGAAGATGTGTCTGCGTATTTGAAGTACAAAAAGGAAACCGGTAGAGGTATAGAAGACTTTTATAGATTACAAAAGGATTATACTGATATGGATGAAAATTCTGTACTAGCTAACTATTACGCTTCAACTGAAGAAGGGTTGGACGAAATAGATATTCAAGATATTATTGAAGATAAGTTTGATTTCGATGAAGAAATTGATGATCCGAAAGATATTAAGAAAATCAAGTTAGCAAAAAAACGAGAACTTGCGAAAGCTAAAAAGTTTTTGAATGAACAAAAAGATAAATATAAAGTTCCTCTTGAGTCAAGTGGGGATGGGTTGTCTACTGATCAACAAGAAAATTTAAATGCTTATAAGAGTTACATTGATGAATCTAAATCTATCAAAGAGCAAAACGAAAAAAAGTATAATTATTTTTTAAATAAAACCAACGAGGTTTTTAACAACGATTTCAAAGGTTTTGATTTCAAGGTTGGAGAAAATAATTTAACTTTTAAACCGGGTACAGCTGATGAACTTAAAAATGTTCAAAAAGACATTTCTACTTTTATCAATAAGTATACGGATGACAAAGGTTTAATTACAGACGTTAAAGGCTATCACAAAGCTTTATCAGCTGCAATGAATCCTGACAAGTTTGCTCAATTTTTTTACGATCAAGGTGTTTCAAACGCTGTAGATAATGTTTCTAGAAAATCTAAAAACATAAATATGGATGTGAGACAGGCTCCTCAATCCGTTTCTAAAGACGGAATGAAAATAAGGCCAGTAGGGAATACTGATAGTGGAAGAGGACTCAGAATTAGAAGTATTAAAAAAAGTTAAACATTAAAAAAAATTAAAAAACAATGGCAGTAAATTTAACCCCAGGTTTTGACTTACAACCAAGTGCACAACAAGTGCCTGTAAGTACAAACTACATTACTAACTTTGATTTCTTGAATCAGTATCTACCAGATACTTATGAAAAAGAATTTGAAAGATATGGTAATAGAACAATCGCATCATTCCTTAGAATGGTTGGTGCTGAAATGCCTTCCAATTCTGACCTTATTAAATGGGCAGAACAAGGGAGATTACATGTAAAATATCAAAACGTAGCATCAGCAGGTGCAGCAGGAGACCGTACAGGTGTTTGGACTATTCCAGGTGTCGGAGCGGCTCCAGGTGTAGCACCTAACAGCCCTACTAACTTCAACCCACAATTAAACGCAAATGGTCAAAACCTTGCAGCTTTAAGAGTTGGACAAACAGTAATGATTAGCGATAACACTCCAGGATCTTCTTTATCTAATAAAGGGATTGTAACAGTAGCTCCAACATCAGCTAATCCTGGCGATATAACAATCGCTTATTATGAAGCAGGCGGTCAAGCAATGGCAACAAATGTATTATGTGATATATTTATATATGGATCAGAATTCAATAAAGGAACTCTTGGAATGCAAGGGTCTAACGAATCTGATGACTTAATTTTTGACAACAAGCCGATTATAATCAAAGACAAATATTCTGTTTCTGGTTCTGACATGGCTCAGATTGGATGGATTGAAGTAACAGGTGAAGACGGCGTAAGCGGATACCTTTGGTATTTAAAGTCTGAGCATGACACAAGATTAAGATTTGAAGACTATTTAGAAACGGCTATGCTAGAAGCAGTACCAGCAGCAGCTGGATCTGGAGCTGGAGACTTTTTACAAGGAACAGCAGCTGGAGGATCTGGAGCTAATTTAAATGGTTCTGACGGTGTATTCTTTGTGGTACAAAACAGAGGAAATGTTTGGGGCGGTGGAAATCCACAAGTTCTTGGACAGTTCGATAGCATCATTCAAAGATTAGACAAGCAAGGATCAATTGAAGAAAATGTAATTTTCGTAAACAGAGAATTCTCTTTTGATATTGATGATATGCTTGCTGCTCAAAACTCTTACGGAGCGGGTGGTACATCTTATGGTCTTTTTGACAATGATAAAGACATGGCATTAAATCTTGGATTTACAGGATTTAGAAGAGGTTATGATTTTTACAAGTCTGACTGGAAATACCTTAACGATCCTACAATGAGAGGTGACGTTGTTGGTGGAGCAATCAATGGTCTATTAGTACCAGCTGGTTCAACTACTGTATACGATCAAATCTTAGGTAAGAATGCTAAGAGACCTTTCTTACATGTTAGATATAGAGCTTCAGAAACTGAAGACAGAAGATACAAAACTTGGATTACTGGTTCTGCCGGTGGAGCAAGAACTTCTGACTTGGATGCAATGGAAGTAAACTTCCTATCTGAAAGAGCTGTATGTACTTTAGGTGCAAACAACTTCTTCTTATTCCAAGACTAAATTGTTACATAAATTTTA